TCGCAATATTATTTTTTTGCTGTATCAACATTCAATTGAATATCAAACATAAATAATTCAATTTCGTTTAATATACTTTCTGGAAGTTCTCTTTGTAGGTTTGGCGCATCTGCAATTGCAAATGCCTTTGAGCCATCTTCTAATTCTGCATTTTTACATAGGAGATAGGTTGATATTGTCAAAGCATCGTCTGTATTTGCCGCACCTTGAGCGCGAACTCGATCATCTCTTGTTAAAGGTTTAAAATACAAATCAACAATTTTTTCTCCATTTTTATTTTTAAATTCATATTTTCTTCTAGCTGTCATCTGATCTTTATAAGATTCAGTTAACAGGTCAATAGTTCTTTTGTTTGGCATTGGTTAATTAGTTGACTAATAAACTCAATGTATCAGATAGCGCTAGTTATTGCACCATTAGTTATAAAGCTGACATTTATTACCTGAACTTCGCCAAGTGTCGCGCCATATTCTGCCGAAGTAATAATTCCCGCAAAACTAATTTTTTTGGCTGAAGTGTTTGAATCAGGGAAAAGTTCAAACAAAGCATCGCCCGCATCGCCTGTTACTAAAACATCATCAATGAACGCTTGATAATCTGAGTTTCCAGAGGGGTCATAAATAAGTTCTGCGGAACCTTCGCCAGAAATCAATCCGCCAATAAATGTTTTTGAAGTGTCACCATTTACTGTTGTTTCCATTGTGTCTTTCGTAATAGATAAAGACCAACTTCTAACGCCTGAAATGTCGGCTTCAGTACCGCCAGCATTTTCAAACATTATTTTGCCAACATCGCCTTTGATAGCCGCCATAACAAAAAAAGAATTATTTATAAATATATTAACTCTTATCTGACTTTTTTACATCTTTTTTTAATTTTTCTTGCTTTTCCATATATCGCCTGCAACGTCCGTCCCAATATGCAGGGTCACGGCGTCCTTTGACAGCTTCGATTGCGTCAAGCATTTCTTCTGTAATAACTAATTTTGGCATAATTAAAGTTCCTCAAAAATTTCAAAGGTCATCCGCAGTTGCGTTTGAAACTGACCTTCAGGATTTGGGTTGTCAACGACCTCCGGCCCGATTGGGCTGTCGAAGATCACACTTGAAACTGTAATTCGATTGTATAAATCCCGCAACCTTTTGCCGATTGTGTAATTATCGCCTGAACCTATTCCCTGCGGTGTAAAGATATTAAAAACAACAATTCCATTTACACGATTCTGTCCGCTTGCATTACCGAGCGTAAGATAATTACTTTCGCCGAATGTTGTAAGACATTGAACAAAGGTTGTCACAGCACTACTATCAAACGACATATTATGAAAAACAACAGGGATCGCGGGGCTACTGGCTAGTTCTGTCGCGACTCTAGCTTCAATTGTTGCTCTTACTGTGTTTAAATCAATAGCGGCCATTATTTACCCCTTATTTGTTTGTAAAGGTCTTGAATTTCGTTTGCAAGTTCTTTTGCCAGTAAATCAAGATGTTTTGCTTTCAAACCTTGTTTACTCCTATATGTACCACCCCAAGATGGCGGCAAACTTGTTCCAAACATAACAGGTTCGGCATATGGAACATTATTGTGTATGTGATATTTTTTTCTAAAATTTTCTTTACCTAATTGATAATTTAAAGGCTTTGGCGGTCTTATTACAGTTCCTTTACCAGAAGCGCCATATTTGCCTTCTTTTGCGGGTGCGCCACTTTCTGCGTTTTCTCCTATCTGCCAAGAAACAGCAAGCCTTCCAGTATCAACAGGCGAGCCTTCTTTGACAATACGATCTCCCGTTAATACGGCAACAGATAACAAAGTATTGACTTGTTCCTCTGAATAATCCCCAATTTGGTCAACTCGTATCTTTCTCATGTTCTTAAATAAAGGGTGTAAGAAATATCGGTTCCGCCTGATGTTTTAGTAAGGACGCGAATAATATTATGTACAATACTTGAAATAAGAACCTTATCTTTTGTCGTAGGTTTTGCCGTGACAGCCGCAGCCGATATTGTAATTTTTTTATCTTCCGCCTGAATAAGTTCATTTACTTCACGCAAATTTACATCTTCAAAAACAGCTTTGACAGTTGCATCGCTGTTCGATTCAGAGATAACACCCGTTGTTGTATTGTAAGAACCCGCAGTAATAGTTCTAATGGTTACGTTCTGACCAAATCCTTCTATTGATGCAACCTTATCAATTGCCTTTTGAATAGCACTCGCGAAGTTTGGCATTAGATTTTATAAGCTATACAAGCGCCACTTGATAAAGTGATACTTGTGAAGACTCCATAAATAGTTTGACCCGCAAGAAAAGTTTCAGAATCAATTGAATTTCCTGAATAATTATGCGAAGCCGTGTTGATCTGTGTATCTTCTTTAAAGAAAATACTTTTAAATCTGCCTGTGTGTGCGGCTGTGTCTGTAATCAGCTCCCCGCCAAGTGTATAATCTGGGTCTGCGTTGTACATGAGAAATTAACTCCTTTTAATTGCAATGTTATTAGGCCCACTTATACGCAAGCCTGTAAAATAGCGTTCAAATAATGGCGGAACGCGATCAGCGCCAACAGCGCCGCTGAATACGGGTTCAACAGCGACACCGCCAACGCCTACTCTTTTATAATCCTCTAATCCTGATAAGCCAAGCCCATTTCTATTATTATTCAAATAAACGGCCAATATTGCTTGCGCTCTTTTTACCTGATCTGGAATTTCTGTATCTGTAAAATAATCTGTTGAAATGCGAAAAGGAAATCCGACAGCATAAGTATTTATATAAGTGTCTGGTTTTCTGACTCCTGTTCGCGGCCATTGTAAAGCCTGCGTATCTGTTGCCCTTGCTCCAAGAAATCTTTCGCGATCAATTCTGACAGTTGCCGTATAAAGTGCGCGATTTTTGTTATCTGTAGTCGAACCATCCCACGCCGCAACATCATCATCAAGAACAAGTCCTTCAATAATCGCGTTTGCATCATCAAGAGTCAAATAACTATTTGCTGATGCGCTTCCCGCTGTTGCTGTTATGGTTATTGCCATTTTCGACCTTAGATTTGGGTTTACGTTTTTTTGTTTTAGTAGGAATAGAAGCCACCGCAACGGCAGCTTCTTTTTCCCTTATTCGCTTAAAAGCAAACAATCCCATTAACTTGATGCACCTTTAAGGGCAACAAAGTTAATTACAATTGCTTCACTCAATGAACCGCCAGAAACGTTTGTAACTGTGATTTCAAAAGAGCCTGCGGCGATTGCTGTAACTCCTACTAAATAGGAACCCGCAGTACCCGCAGAACCATGAACAGCAACGACAACATCAGTTGCAGCGATTTTATCGTTTGTAACTGTGAAGCTTGCTTCAGCCGCAGCGCCAAGCGCCGCATTGTTCATAGTAATCTGACCTGACTCTGTATTAAGAGTCACACCTGTTGTTTTATTAGTTGCCTGAGTAACAGTTCCGCCTGTAGTTGGCCCTGCTAATTTTCCCGCACTAACTTCAAATAAAGATGGCATAATTAGTTACCTCTAGTCTTGGTTAGAAACGTTGGTGATCCTAACGATTCCAATGTTCTTTGTTTCGTAGACCTTCGACCAGTTGCCTACTGTTTCAAGTTGCGCTCTTGTTGGGTTTGTTGTAGTAACAGCCCACTTTGAACCGACAGGATGATATGTGTAATGCAAATCAATAGACATAGCATCAGACTTTGCGAGAATGTCGCGGTCTGTTTCTGTAGTTAGTCCAGCTTGCTCACCTGATGCAACAGAACCCGCTGTGAAAGCGAATGTTGAATATTCAGTTGAAGCGCCTGAACCTGTTGTTGGTACATCATCTGAAACGATAACTCTTAGTCCCATAAATGTAGGAACTGTTGGGCTACCGAAAGCATTTGCAGTTGTACCAGAAGTTGCGGCTGAATCAGCATCACCATTGTTATCATAAATACGATCAATCGCATTTCTTTCGATCAAGTCATAATACACTTTTGAGTGCATCGCTAAAGCTGTCAGCTTATCGCCCTGATCTCCAAGAATCGCTCTTGCTCTTGCAATGTGGCGTGGAGATAATGCTGTTGGGCTATCACCTGATTCAGAATCAACAGTTAAGCCAAAGAAAGCTGAGTTGCTATCGTTTGCATTGATTGAACCAAATACACCTGAAAGACAAGAGAATAAATCCTTCTGTCTTTGGTTTGCTATATAAGCACCGATTTTCTGCCCGATTGCAGCCATTGGATCAGAACCAGCCGCTAATGCAGCCAAATCACGCGCTTCATATGCTTTACCGCGATGAAGAACAACTCCAATCTGCTGATCAGTTGAAATTTTGCTTGGTGTTAATGATGAAGAATCGGAAAGAACTTCAAAATCTCCTGAAAGGTTTGCAGAGTAAAATGGGATTTTAACAAAATCTCCCCCCTCTGTAGCATTAAGCTCCGCCATAGGCTGAACCACACCGCTTGCCAAGAAAGCATCGCGTTGCGTTGTCTGTTCGATAACGTATGGCGTAAAAATTTCAGGAATTACAATATCTGAGCGTAAAACCGCCATAGATAGACTCCTATAAAAATGTTTAACGGTATG